TATGGGTAACTTATTTAAATGGGCATGCGTTGCCTCTCTTGGGTTGATGACTTGTTTTGCTGGGGCTTCTCACATAGAGAACCCAGCTAACAATGTTTTTTCTGGCATGTTGGTTCTTTATTCTGGCATATTTATATTTATTGTTGGAACCTTGCAAATGATGAAGGGAAAGAGAATTGATGCCGAAAACAGGTAGCCCTGAGGATCGTGGCTCTGCTGACGCTTACTACGGCAGACCACTAATCCCTCACTTTCACATGACTGCACCTAACGGCGCTCCAGTGCGCGTTGGCAGGTACGGAATGACTGACGATATGGTTCAAGACTATATATCCGCCTACAAAGCGGAAGAGGATAGAAAGGATTATGGTTAAATGAACATTGATCAAGCAAAGACAAGCTATGTCGATGAGTGCAACAAGGTGGGCAAACTGCCTCGTCCTGTCTCATACATGACCTTTGATAAATACAGTGAGCAATACACCATCGGCAACAAATCAGATGGTGACATTGCAGACCTGCAACCCAATGGATTTGTGATTAGAATGCATTGGAACGTGAACAAGTGACAGGGAGTTGAACGGTAGCCGTGGAACTGCCGCAAGCATGCAGAGCCTGTCACTTCTCCTAACTCTGTATGCATTCCACCCCAAACAAAAGGGGCGGCTCAGTAGAGCCACCCCTAGTTCTTTGGAGGAAATCACATATGAACGTGATAAATAAAAGTTACAGGTAACTTGTTAAAAGGTCAACTACTATCATCTGTACCAATTGGCTTCAAGCATTCCGCTGTAGCCGCCGCATATCCTGCCTTATCAACCAGACTATCCCAATGCTCAGGCGTAGCGCAAAGCCTCGCCGTCTTAACAGCATCAAGGCACAGCCCTACTTGCATGGGCGTGACCTCTGTGTCGAGTATTACACTCCACAGTCTGGCAATCCTCGTAAAATTATCCATTGGCGTACCGTAGTGGTCGCCCCTCGCGTCTATCGTGGTCGCGGCTTCTTCAAGCAGTTGCTTTCCTAATCTAATCAAAACGGTGTCTCTCCATATTTTTTAACGTCATAACGCGGCTCAGGCATGTCCGCGAATGGGTCGTCAAGTTCGTTGGTGTATGTGGATGTTATTGGGTTGAAATACAAGCTTGCCTGACCCTGTTGCCCCACCCATGAAAATCTGCACTTCCAAATGTGTATCTGGCTTTCAGTCTTTGATGGGTCTGGTCTATGCACCGTAAGCCCCACATCAGCTTTGGCAAACCATGCGGCAGAGCCAGAGATATCATACCCTTTCGGCGGTGGTATCTTGCCGTTCTGATCGCGCATCATCTTTGTCGGGTGAGCCACAAACCACAGATGTATGCCGTGAGACTGAGCGAAGACCCGAAGCTTTGTGAGCATGTCGGAAATCCAATCTGTCTCAGATATGTCACGGCTCTTGGCGATGTAGTTGTATGGGTCAATGATAGCCCCTCTGATGCCATTCCTCATGACAGCAACCTTCAGTCGCTCAATGATGCCCTCGACTGTCGCCATTGACCCATCGGCCTGATACACGAAAGAGAAGTGAGATTGAATAAACGCTTTACCACGTTCCAATTCACCCTTTGTCATTCGCGGAGTCATGCCTTGGAAGAAAGGCTTTTCAAGATACTTGCTGATCAGCTTTGCGATGTGGATGCGTGGCTCGTTTTCAAATGAACAAATACCAAACTTCCACCCCTCACGGGACGCTAGGTTGATCATGATTTGATCAATAAACTCAGACTTACCAGAAGACGGATGCCCTGTGACAACCGTTAGCTGACCCTCTACAACGCTGTACAGCGCATCAACATTTGGATATCCGGTGCCAGCACCTGAACCCATGCCATTCTCGTAGATGTCATCAAGCTGCTTGTAAAAATGATCGGCATCGTATAGCCCAGCAACAGGCCAAGGCTTACAGAACGCAGTGATATCATCAAGCTTCTTTTTGCCGTGCTTTACCAGAACGTCATTAGCGTCCTTGCAGTCCTCTGGGAAATCAACTTTCCAACATCTATCCTTGCCTATGCGTCTGGCAATCTCTTCTGCCATGGCTTGCCCAGCGGTGTCGCAATCTGTAGCAATAATTATCTTTGCTGCTAGGTCGATCTTCTTCTTAGCATCCCACAAGAACTTGAATTTATTGTCATCCTCTGGGTCAACATGCGTGTCAACAACCTTCATCACTGCGCCATTCGGCACGGAGACCACGCTCTCGTACCCCGCCTCAATAAATGAAAGAGCATCCATTTCACCCTCACAAATAATCAGATCATCATTCGTTGCCACACTGTCTATATTGAAGAATGACTGAGGGCTGCCGTTGCAGGAAAAACCTTTATCAGAAAGGCTCCTGATCTTAGCTGCGTACTGCTGCCCTTGATTAGTGTATGGGAATACGACACATTCGGTCTCCGCATTGACCGCTCTTATGTAGGTCGTTGATGTCTTTAGCCCTGCCCTGTCTGCGGTTTCTTTTGAAATTCCACGATCCTTTAACCAAGCGACTGCATTGTCAGATAGGTTTGAGTAGTCGTGCTTAACCGCAAGTTGCATGGGCTTTTTCCTTGGTATGAATTGCTGGGTTTCGATTTGAACTTTGCCTGTCTCCTCACAGTGGTGGCAATGATACAAAACATGAGTATCGTCAACATTTATGGAAAGGTCTCTCATGCCCTTTTTCCTCCTAGTGGTGGAGCAAAACGGACACTGAACTCTGTGCTGCCCAACGCCTAACTTGTGCGCTGTGCCTATAAGGGAATTTTCGATTTTCATTTGTTCCTCCAAGAACTGCATCAACGATATGCCCAGAGAGGAACCTTGTCAAGGCTAACTTTCAAGCGAAGTTTTCTTGATTATAATATATATAATTATAATATATATATATAATATATTAGTTATATATAACTATTCCTTTTCCAACAAATGCTTCAATAGCCTTCCCTTCATCTTGGCTATAGCTGGCCTCATTAATAAAATTTCTTTGAAGTTTTTTCTCATTTGCTCGGAACCCACTGAGGCGAGATCACAAACGGTGTCGAAGTCTGGAGTGTCCACCCAATCGGACACGATTTCCTTTTGCTTTACGTCATCAAGATAGGCATCTGAGATAGCTTGGGATATCACCTGTCTCCAAAGGCGACACTCTGATGACAGTTCGGGGGCTGCCTCTGTCAAGCGCCCAGTAAATGTTTTTCTGTTTAACTTGTCTGTCATTTTCGTAAACATACCCTTGCATACAGTCCAGAATTAAACTCTCGTCCAAGTCAGGTCTTCTTGAAGCATAATAAATTAACATCTCAACACATACATCGGATGTAAATAGTTCTTCCAGCTTCTCACATTGTTGACAAAAAGTCTTCACATAATTTCTAGCTTTGTCTGATTTTATAGAAACTGGCTTGCCGCGCATGGTAACAATTTTTCTACTGTTGGCCTTACTAGCTGGCTCTCCAAGTATTTGAAATGTATGAACTTTTCTGGGCATAAAATAAATCCAATCATTTGTTGACACATCTGTTTGTATATGGCATATAAGAACAGATAGTTGGGAGGCATCACATGAATATTACAAACAATCACAACCTACCGCAATCCTTTGTTAACTTTGCTCGTAATGACAAGTATAGTAAAGGGCAGTCAGATATATCTGTCACCACATTGATAGACAGTCCTCGCGTTAGGTTGCTCAGAGAAGCAAAATCATCCGAAATGACATCAGACGCGGCAGACATGATCTGGCCTTTGTTTGGCACCGCTGTTCACCACATCCTTGAAAGCACATCAGAGGATGAGGGTGTTGTCCTTGAGGAAAGATTGTACGCCACAGTCAATGACTGGATTTTATCTGGGGCTGTTGACCACCAGAAGATCGAAGGTAACTCCATCAGCATAACCGACTATAAAGTGACAAGCGTGTGGTCTGTTATCCACGGAAAGATTGAGTGGGAGCAGCAGCTAAACTGTTACGCCTTTCTTGCTCAGAAAAGCAAAGGCATGAAAGTTAAGTCTCTTCAGATATGTGCCATACTTAGAGATTGGAACAGGCGTGAGGCTGAGCGCAGAGAAGACTACCCACAGGCACCAGTCATCCTTGTTGACATCCCTCTGTGGCCTGACACAAAGAGGATTGAGTATATCAAGGAAAGAGTTGCCATGCATCAGGATGCTCAGATCAATTATGATCTGGCTCAGATGTTCCCTCATTGCAGCGATGAAGAGAGATGGAAGCGTGGCGAGGCGTGGGCTGTAAAGAAAAAGGGTAATAAAAGAGCGCAAAGAGTTTTCGACAACGAAGCCTCGGCGGGAGAGTTTATGAAGGATAAAGAGAATTTGGAGATAGAACACCGCGAAGGTGAATATGTCCGATGTAAGGGCGACTACTGCGGTGTCGCTAATTTTTGCTCACAGTTCAAAGGAGATATAGTATGAGCAGTGTATGGGAGACCTTATCAAAGGTTGACGTTTCGGATCACACCGAAGAAAAGAATGGCCTGACTTATTTGAGTTGGGCATGGGCTTGGGGTGAGGTAAAAAATAATTTTCCTCAAGCTAAATATGTAAAGCATATTTGGAGTACAGAAACCTATC